CACCATTTCCAGCATCACCGAGAATGCTATCGGTTCGGCAGGTTATGATGTGCCTTTCGTTCGTGGCACTGGCGGCGCTGTGGACTATGCTCCTCCCGGCTGGGACGGCGAAGCATTTACCACCTCGCACAATCACTTTCTGGGCATTGACAGCGACAGTCTGACTGCTGCTGACTCGCTCAATCAGATGGCGGAAACGTTGCAAGAGCATGGGCACAACCCGCCATATACATCGATGGTTGCACGCGCAGACATCGCTACCTACTATGCTCTGACCAACTTTGTGGAGATTGTTGAACCTGTCGTGACCACCATCGATAAGGGTGGCACTTCGACTGGTGCGCAGTTCTTCGCAACTGGCTCCCGTGAATTCGGGACAGTCGGCTTCTATCACTCGCAGTATGGTCTGATAGAACTGAAAGCCACAGCTCGCATCCCGACCCTGTATTCGTGCATGGTCAAGAGCTATGGCAATCTGGCGACTGCAAACCCGCTGGCCGTTCGTGTGCATCCTGACGTTGGGTTCGGGTTCTATGTTCTGCCCGAGACAACCCCGGACGACGACACTCCAATTAAGCAGTTGGATGTCGAATTCGAGTTTGGCGTAGGCGTGGGCATGGATCGCACCAATGGAACAGCAGCCTATCTGGTGAGCGGTGGATCTTATGTAGCACCAACCATTTCGTAAATAGGGTACAATGAATCAGATGTGCTTCCAGGTTTTGCGAGCAATGATCTTTTCAATGTTAGGTAAGCTAACATCAAAGGATTTGGCTAGGAGTTTGCGGCGAATACCGTATTTAGCCAGCTCTCTAACTCTAAGCACATCTGATTCGGTCAACTTGGCGGAAGGATTAGCTTCGCCCACTGGGTGCCAAATTCCACGGCGACCTTTGGCATCCATGTCGTGTGTATTGTCTGCCCGAGTTCCGATGAAAAGGTGTTCGGGATTGACACAGGAACGAACGTCACAATGATGGCAAACATTCAATCCATCTGGGATAGTACCGTAAGAAAGCTCGTAAGAATAACGATGAGCAATGATATCGCGGGTTCCATTCCAGATGCGCCCATATCTGTTTTCGTGGATGCCGCCAGTGTATATCCAGCATCGTGTGCCAAGATCGGGGTGAACTGGCCCATTCTTGTTAACCTTGTTCCAAAAGTCTTGAGGCAACTCAATGACTTTCCGCTTGCGATTATGTCCCTTGATGAAACGTTTGGATTGACCCTTAACCCATCCGTATCTGGAATGAGTTCTTGCGGAGATAGGAGCAACTTGCCCACATCCACATTCGCATAATTGAGGGGGTTTGTTGATATCCATGTGCCTATTGTACACCAAATTGGTAAGCATGCACCTGTTAAGGGGCTGTCAGGAAGGAGGTTTGGGACGATGCAGATAAATTGGTTAGGATATCAGTTTCGTCCCACGTGACTGATGGCTATGGCGTTTGGGGTCTTCAGATGATAAGAGCGTTGAGACTCCGAGGCGTAAAAGTGCATGTAGGATTAGCGGAAATGTTGCACTCTCTCCCGTGGGTGCATCAAGAGTTTGGACTTGACTGGAACAACTTGACGATATCGTGTTTGCCAGCGTATTACGCTGTTCGTGTGCCGGGGCGCAACTGGGTTTGGACAATGACGGAAGGTTCTGAATTGCCTGATGGATGGGCGCACAAGCTCCTTGTGACCCGCGCCGACCGACTCATAGTTCCGTGTGAATACAATGCAATAGCGTTTAACAATGGAATGATAGAAAAGGGCTTCGAGATACCTATCCATATATTACCTGGTGGAACGGACCCTGCTGTGTTCCAGAGACAAGAGCTCAATGGACGCTATGACAGTGAGCACAAATACACATTCCTTTCCCTTGGGGATCGAGGACCAAGAAAAGGATGGACGGAAGTCTGGCAAGCATTCTTTAAGGCGTTTGGGACACCGGATGAGACACCTGATGTTCGGCTGATCATTAAGTCTCGACCGCAAGTAAATGCCATGTTGGATATGATTTCGCAAGGCGATGGACTAGACCCGCGCATCACTATTCAGCAGGAAGACCTAGACGAGATGAGTGATGCGTATGAGGCGGCAGACTGCATTGCCATGCCTAGTAGATCGGAGGGGTGGGGTCTTCCTCATAGAGATGCAGCAATGATGGGCAAACCCGTTATCACTCAACAATATGGTGGTCTTGACGATGGACACACTGCCGAATGGTCGATGCCCATATCGGGGGGGAAACTTGACCGTATCCCCAGCGAGGCTCCGCACATCAAGGGCGAATGGATGAAAGCTCCCATAAATGTGTTGGCTGACAAGATGCGCTGGTGCTATGACAATCCTAACGAAGCTGCCGAGTTTGGGCAGAACGCATCAAGGTGGTTGGAAGAACACCAGACCTGGGATCATGCAGCTCTGGCGTTGATTGATCTGATTGAGGAGTATAGCTAATGGCACTATCCGCAGACCAACTGTTGGACATGCAGACCGATTTGGCTATCGGCACAAATGAAGACGTGTTCTCGGACACTGAGTTGAATCGTCTTTACACAAGAGCGTCCAGCGACTACAATCTGGCTGTGTATTATGCTGTGCGGCAGTTGTATACACAGGCCTCCAAGTTTCACGATTATCGAGTAGCCAACAGTGAATTTGAGCTATCTCAGGTCGTAAAGAATGTGGAGAAGTTGTTGGACTTTTGGCAAGGCGAATCCAGAACATCCGCCAATCAACTGCGCATTGTGGGTGGTCTAAAGATCCCGCCGCGAGATCCAGACCTGCCCGACGATGTGGCGAGACGGCGTTCACGGTATGAAGTCAATCACAGTCTAGTGTGGTGATCTGATGCCAGATATCAATCTGTGGATGGGCGACACGTTCCCGCTGGGAACCTGGACGGATGATGTAGACAAGGCGCATGACATTGCGCGCGTCATTGCCGAAAAGATAACAAGCATCACTGTTATTCGAGGCGGCGTAGCGCAAGCTGCGCAAAACGTTCGCATCGAGACAATGGAGCGCGGGGAACGAACAGTGACAGTGAACGGGCGCCAGCATCAAGTAGACGCTATTGTCTATGGATATGCTTCGCACCCGACCATCACGGCCACTGATCTTCAGCCGGGCGACAGATTTGTTGCTAACGGTGAGAGGTATGAGGTTATGGTCTTGCTTGTTGGACTGTCTGACATGTTGCAAGCGTTCTGCGAGGTTCTAACATGACCAACAATCTGAAATGGGAAGTGACTCCTAACAAGGCGTTCCCACAGTTGGCGTTTCTGTATGCTGACGCCATTGAAAAGGACTTGTTGGCTCTCATGCAACGATATGCGCCTACTGTCGAGAACTATATGAAACAGCAGGCGCCGTGGACAGACCGTACAGGCAATGCGCGTCAAGGCATGTTCACCGAAGTGGAATACAAGCCTGGACAGCATGTTCGCCTGCACCTGGATCATACAATGTGGTATGGGAAATACTTGGAGTTTCATCATGCCGGTCGATTCGCTATCGTCTTGCCAACGCGAGACTTGTTTGGAGCGCGCATGATCAATGAGGCTCGGAGGATGTTACCGTGACAGTGCTAGCCAATATCAAGGCCGTTCTCGAAGCCGATGGAACACTCCTGGCGACCGCGACGGGCGGAATCTATGACTTCGATGAAACTGAACGATTAGGCATCAATCGAACAACCCTGCCGGGGGCGTTCGATGCGAATCTAATCATCAAACCCTGTGTCCTTGTCAAGCTGAGAAGTGAAGTTCCCGACGATGTGCTCGCAGATGATCCCTCGCAATATGTGAGCCTGACAGCAATCTATGAGTTCTGGTGTTATGAGGACAATGGGTTCACAAACATCGACACAATGCTTGCCCGGATCTATACACTGATGCAGGGAGTACAGGTAAGTGGCACATTCCAAATGCACTGGATGGGTGACGCAACACCGTTTCGAGATGACGTTCTCGACGCGAATCTGAATAGAAGCGATTACATGGCGACCGTCAAGCGGTCAGCGTAGAAACAGGAGTATCATCATGGCTTTTGATGCATATGGAGCCCCACAATTTGGTCTGAACGATGTGAAGATAGCAGTGTGGAATAGCACGGATAGTTATGGCTCTGCTGTCGATATACCGTCCGTTCAGCTCATGGGGGCTATTTTACAGATTATCAGCGCACAACTAGAGGGCGATGACACCATTACCGCAACCGCTGCCAGAGCAATCGGTGGCGAGGTTCGTATTCGGTTTGGTAGTGTCAATATCGCCGCCCTAGAAGTTCTGCTTGGCAATACGGCCACAAGCTCTATTGCCAGTCCGAACGAGGTTTATCAACTGAAAGTTTCCGGTGGCGATAACATGCCATATTTCGGGATCGTTGGCAGGGCTCTCGCCGAAGAAGGCGTGGGCGACTTCCAGGTGTTCTTCCCCAAAGTTCGTATCACCAGTGATGTGACACTTGCTTCGCTGGAATACGGCACGTTCGCAGTGCCGGAATTCACGGCACAAGCAGTTGAAGACACAACCTATGGAATCCTGAGTCTCGTCGAGCATCAGGCGGCCACCGCTATCGCTATTCCCCCAGCGAATATAGTGTAACGGAGGATTAAAATGGCACGGAGAAAGACAAGGAAAGTG